TTCCCAACGATAACCGCCAGCAGACTTTCTATATTGCTTATGATTGGCAACACCACTGATTCGTTGGCTTCCAATACCAGTTTCACGTTCTGCAATCCTTACACCATCATAAATCTTGATCAGATTGCCATCCATGTCGTATTGTGCAACCTTCTTTTTGACGCTATCAGTGTATTTCTTTAATTGTCTGCTTTTATCTTCTCGATATTTTGGATCTTTTAACCTTTCTTTTTGAAGTTCACTAGACCATTTAGACTTTTCTTTTCTGTATTCAGGATTAGCCCACTGCTTTTTATTCCATTCGCGCATAAACTCGCTTTGAATAATGCTATTATGCTCAGAATACACTGGGTTACCGTTAACCATATTATACAGCTTGTGGTTTAACCGATAATGTTCAGTCCAATATCTTTCCCTATTATCTAGAGAATCAACGCTACATTCCTCGATTAGTTCCATTTTAAAATGATCCGTGCCTAATCGCTGCATATCTCTATGCAAATCAATAGGTCTCTGGTTTATTGATGACTGTTTAAAATGGTCGATTTTGCGTTGATGAAAATTATTCGTCTGTCCAATATAAACTTTATTATTAGTTAGATTAGTGATCTTATAAATACCGATTTTCTTGGTTATCATTGAGAATTCTCCTAAACTTGGCACGGGATTGACCACATGGGCTTCCCCCGTTAGCTTTGATGATATCTAAATTATACCAAACATTCATTCTTATGGCAACAATTGACACCATCAAAACACCCTTGAGTAGTAAGGTTCACAATGTTTATACAGGGCGTAAAATAGTCAACCCTGTGTTCCTGCCGGCGTACCATAACCGTGGTTGTAAATGCTATCGTACTTAGGATTGAATGTATCACTGCCAGGCTCGGTCAAGTTAACTACGTGGCCTTGAATCGGTGCACAGGCCTCACGAGAAGCTGGGTGCGAGCTCATAACTGCCAAGGTTGTCCCATAATCCTTCATTCGCTTTAAGCGCAAATTATTGAACGTTCGATGGGCTGTGGTATTGATAACCGTACGAGCGTAACCCTCCAGTGACCAATTATGACCACCTTTATCGACTAAATTAGACTTAATACCAGCATCCACCCATTTATAAACGCTATCTCGTAAAGCCCTGTCGTGCGTTTTAAGGCCAACTACCGTTTCCATGGTGGTTTGCTTGATGATGCCTTGATAAGCTCGCATAGCGCCATTCTCGTTGTAATTAGTGGACAATAACGACTGGTTAACCGTGTTATCCAGATTTTTCCACGTTTGATTTTGTAAGGAGTTGATTGTGTCGCGAATTTCATCATCAACAGTCACCTTCTTATGCAATTGCTGGCTCAACGTAGCATCAATTTCGTTAACAATCTGCAAGCCGTTATCATGTACAAGCTTTGTAATTGCTTGTTGCGATTCGCCGGTGTATTTAGCCACCAAGGTAATGACTTGCTTGTTTAGCACGCCCATCTTAGCCAGCTGTTCAACTTGCCATCGAAGCACGTTCTTACTATCAACCGTGTCAAACTTAGTTATCTTGAGCGTTTGGATAATACGTGTGTAGATGTCTTGTTCAAGCTTGGAATAGATGTCAACAGCTGCTCCCGCATCGTGCATCATGGATTCCTGGGTAATCATTCACCATCACCACCACCAAGAATAGCTGAGCGACTTCCCTCAAACGTGTCGGTTGGTGCTTCAGATTGAATCTTAGCTAACTCCTCAGCAGCTTGTTCGTCAGTCATGCCATAGTTACGTTGCAGGAATGTCTGCTTGGATAGCGCTCCAATAGCCAATACCTTAGCGTCTTCCTCGAGTTGTTTGTCCTTATTAACGAACACGCCATCGTCAAAATGGCATTCGATGTCGAGCGGTTGACTGGATAAATCAAGCTTAAATAATGGCTGACCGTCATCAAATAGATCACCAGCGTTAGCTAACTCAAAGATTGACTGGCACAACTCATCAATGGCTTTTTCAACCATTGTCAAATAGCTTGAACGGGTCTGATAAGTCATTGAATTATTGCTGACAACCTCGGTTGCTGTTTTAACGCCATCATCGGAATATGAAAACGTGCCCGTAGACAGGCCGATTTGAACTTCAAATTCCTTGATAAAGTGGTCGATAGCATCCTTATACTGCACAGTTCTGATAGGCGTTGTCATGTCCTTAACACCAAGACCAGTATTGTCATCTGACAGTACGCCAACGTAGACATTTTGTTCAGTATCAAACGTTGGCTTGTGCTCATCATCAAACCGCAGCATACCCGGTTGTACCGCAATGTGCTTCTGGCCCAATCTTATTTCCCAAATAAACTGATCATGAGTGTCATTGATGTCGTCCAAAACGTGCTTAGCGTTATCCACGACACCTAAGCCTAGTGGGCTCTCAATGTTAATGTTATTAGCTCCCGGCGTTTTAAAGTAAGCGAACAGCGGCCGTTGTAAACCGCTAATGGTGACTTGTGGTGCCAGCTCTTTGTATACCGGCAATGTGGATAAGGGAACTTGATCACCTACTATATCGGGACTATCTGACTTGTACAGTTCGTTGGTGATTTGATAGCTACCATCACCTTGCCATTGATGGAATTCAAGCAACGTGTAGTATTTAGTCTGATTGCTTTCAGTACGCTGTGTTCGGCTAGCAATGGCCGCTTCGCTAATATCATTTGTATTAGATTGAAGCGGGTAGAATTGATCAGCTCGCACCCATGCAATCTTAATATGGTTGCCGTCAATATAAGGTCGCATAGCAAAGCCACCTAGGGCAATCCCTTTCTCAAGTGCTTCCTCAAACTTATTCTTGAAGTCGTTATCTTCCAATACATCGTTTAAGAATTTATCTGCTTCATTGTTATCCTTGACGTGAATTTCAGCTTTTTCATTAAAAATCACTGAGGCAAGTCGACGAGCGGCAGTTTTTGCCATGTTTATTGTGTTCTTGGGGCGCTTCTTTTCAATGCCATCCGATGCCTGATAGTGGATATATTGTAATTTATCGCTGTAATATTCCAAGTCGGTTTGAATACGAACATACTCATCCGGGTCAATACTGATACGAGGATCATCGGTAATCTTGCTTAAGCTTCCTGTTACTCCCGTGGCTGCCGCCCCCTTCCAGAATAAATCTTTAATTCGTTGAATTAGCCCCATTTAATCACCTACCACTTCAAACCCAAGTCTACTAGATTATCTAGCACCATGTACATAAATGCGTCAACACAATGGTCATCTACCTTGATAACCTTTGGCTTGTCGGTCTTTAACGTCTTTTCGTCCCATTGATACTTGCGATGTTCGTCAATAAATATCTGGTTGGCTTCGTTATCGAGGTAATAAAAACGCCCAGTGGCTAGTAAGTCCTGGACGTGATCAATCATCACTGTTTTCTCAACTTTGTGTACATGATGCCAGTGTCGGCCATACTTCTTGAAGTACTCATGGTCAATTGCGTAATCGGACGTGGCTTCGTCAGCAGACCGCTTCCACGCCTTCTTATGCCATTGCTTCTCGCGACTATCTTCAAATGCGTACAGCTCGTCTGCTAGCTCGCTAGGTGGCTTCTTAACCGACTGATGAGCTGGTGAATAGTAATACGTATCTAGTAAGATAACGCGCTTCTTAGCCGTCAATGCAATACATAGCTCAGTCGTGGCTGACACCTGCTGGCCACTATCTTGGCTGAAGTATAGCGACTTAATGTAGTCATCGTCTGGGAACACCTCTAACGGCTTGAACAGGCTCGGATTATAGATATTCGTACCTAACCCAATAACTTCGCCCAGATATAACCAGCGATAGTAGTCGTAATCGTTCTTCTTGTACTGTTCTATCAAGTCAAGCGTTTGCTTGCTGGTAAAGCCACGTACGTCGCAGCGATAGTCACTCGTGTCAATCAGATAATTGTCATCCTTTGACACTTTATCTATCCACTCGTTAATCCAGTCATACGGGTTCTTAGGTGGGTTATATGAATAGAACACTTTGACCTGATCAAGCCAATCTGGTTTCTGCCGAATAAACGTCGGGTTAGCTTGGTCGAACACATCGCTAGACTTCATGTTGGCGGCTTCTTCGTACCAGACAGCCACTACATCACCTACGATGTTTGACTTGAGCTTATATGGGTTATCAGCGCCGTAGAAGTAGAACGTGCTGCCAGTTCGCTTATGTTGTATCGTGAGTGGCGATTTATAAGCAATAAACTCGTTGTCCATGTCAAGCATGCTGAGTGCCCATTGAATCTGGTTGTAAACCGTGTCATGTAAGTCACTCTTGTTTGCCAGCACAGCAATGACGTTCGCCTTGTGATGTTGCATGATAGCCTTCTTGACCATTGTTACTAACTTCAAGCTGATAACGGACGACTTGAACGAGCCACGACCACCGTTAGCTACGATGTAAGGCTTATCGGTTGTCCACATTCGCTTAAAATGTGGATTAATCAAGTCGGATATTTTGATGACCTTCCGAATATTCGTGTCATCAACCACTAGCGTTTTCATCGTCCATGCCTCCCACGTCATCTACTATCAATGTTTGCCCCTCATTACTATCACCGCTACGGACCTCTTTGGCCTTAGCCTCCGCAATATCAGCGTCAGCTTTGAGCTTGCGGATCCGTTGTTCATTAACATTATCATCGTCAGTACCAATCAACTTAGACAAGCTATCCAATGCCTTTTGCTTATCGTACAACTTGACCACCAAGCCATCCTTGCCGCGATGAATATCCTGCACCAGTGACCAATCAATCTGATCACTCGGTTTCAAGTAGATATCAGCAACGTGTTTTTTGACTTGGTTATCATCAGTATCAAGGAACGCATTGCCATCGGTGTCGGTCACTAATTCTTCGTGTACCTTGTAATCTAGTACATCACCAAGGCTAGCAAACGCTTGCTTAGCGTACTCATGAGCGATGTCGTCAATCGTTACCAGCAGCTCGGAACGTTGCTGCTTCTTGAGCTCAGTGATCTGTTTCTTTATGTTAGGGTTTGCGAGGGTGCGACTACCTTCAACTCTTGCCGTCTCATAACTACATTTATAGACTCGCTGATATGCCCATGTTGCATTAAATCGTTGTAAATAAAAGAGGCAGAACAGTTTCTGCTTATCTGTAAGCTCACTGTTTGCCTCTAGTTCATCGATTATTTTAGGTGCACCCTTTTTAGCTTTTGTGTGCACCCTTTTTGACTTAGTGGGTGCATTCTTTTTAGCACTGCCACGTTGCCAGCCATAACGGCCTTTCCACGACTTGACAGTATTTAAGCTAACATCATACTTATTAGCAATGTCCTTGTACTTCATACCAGCCATATAGTCATGTTCAGCCTGCTCATACTTTTCTGTCATTACATACCACCACACCTCCGTTAATTGGAATTAATTAGTCTAGCTCAATTGCTTAATGCGTTTTGAGAAACAATAACAACGCTTGAATAAATTAATTTGAATCCACGATACAACGTAAGAATGCTTATTTTCGTCGTATTTCGTCATGTAATGATGTACCATTTGCTCGCCCTCCTTTATTTTTAATATGTAATTCACTAATCTAGTAAGTCGTAAGTTTGCTTAAAGATATCAGGCTTGCATGGGTAAAACTCACCGTGAACTCCTTTGATGATGTAATCACCCCGCTCAGCAAGCATATCGCCTTCCAATGTGTGAATGACTAACTTTACATCAGGTGTGCCTTTATTTTCAAAACTGATTACACTTTTTTTAATGGCTTCACAAGCCCATTCTGGATCTTCTTTTTGGTCATAGTCTCCCGTCCATTTGAAACAATCAATAACTACTGGTTTCTTTTGTGCTTTCATGCTGTACCTCCTTGTTTTTATCCAAACTAAAAGCGCCATGCTGTTTAGCACGACGCTTCATCCATTTATCTAAGCGGGCATCCATCTCTGCTTCTTGTGGCGTGACGTAGCCATATTTTGTGTTAATCATCTTTGCCATGAGTTGCCTCACTGCTTGAACAGAATGGATATTGTGCCCCGAATAGTTCTAGATTAACTTTTTTCCAATCATTCTCAATAGCCTCGATATCTTCCGTATTCATTGTAGTTCCTCCTCATATGTATCAAAAAACTCCCGCCAATAAGCGAGAGCAGTTTGAAGGATTACTGAGAATACCTGAGGGAGCCAAAGCCCCCTTTCAGTATCTATATACAATACCACAGCGCGCATGTTCCTGCATGCTATCTGGTGGCCGTTTGATTGCGCGTCTTATGTATGTGCCATCCAGTTTTCCACGCTAAATGGCAAGCAAGTAAGCTGAGTTATTGTTGATTCAAATGGTTTCACGCACTATCGCTTGCATACTTACTTGCTTAATGTGCTTGGCAAGGATTTGCACCCTGCATGATGTGTTACAAGCAGCTTAGGCACGGATATGGTCCTAATTCGGACTAACTCCAGGGGTGAATTACTATCTGCTTGCTTTTGAAGGATGGTAGCTACTCGGACCCATTTATGTGCCGCCACTTACCGCTACCTTTTCCCAATCCTTTATCTATCGCCCGTGCGTCTACCTATTCCGCCACAAGCACACGTTATACAGTTTTAGCCCTCATGAGTGACCATGCTGTATAACTATATCGCCGGCAGGCCTCGAACCTACATCCCATTGTGGCTTACCAATTAGCCCACAGCGATACTCGCATTCAACGGCCGATGTTAAATGCGAAGACTAATGCCGGCGGCAGAGAGGAGCGCATCACCCCTTATAAATCCGCCGGCTACACAGATAGCTGGATTTGAACCAACATAGACGGTTTTGGAGACCGCCATCTTGCCAATTAGATAATATCTGCTTAATAGACGGGCCATCATATCAACTTAATCAAGGAGGCAATACAAACTGTACATCTGCGCCCGTCTAACGTAGCCTGCTGGGCTCGAACCAGCGACAACCTGATTAACAGTCAGGCGCTCTACCAACTGAGCTAAGGCCACAATAATAATCAATTAGAGCTATCAGAAAAACGTTTATTTGTCGCCCTAACCAATTATCGATAATACTAATTTACCACCAATTTATTGCTATGAAGTCCGGCTTGAGTTCGGAAAAAGTTCGGTTAAAGTCCGGTTTGAGTTCGGTTTTGGTAAATATTCAGGTCTTCTAGGTAATAGCTCTGCGCGAACTGTAGCATCGCCAATGGCTTCCAGCGGTCAAAATACTGCGTCTTGCTGTAGCCAATATCCATATAGCACATCGTGTCGCTGTAACCTTGCAAATATAGCCGATCTAATATCTCCTGGCACTCATGATCACAGCGAGCCATGGCCTGAATAGTCTGTCGGACAATCTGCTCTGCATATAGGCGGCGTGTAATCCGATCCTCGGCCGAATTACCAGCTGGGGCCGACTTAGGCATGCCATCCATGCTAGGCGATTTTAAATCAGCGACTGAATGGCCGGACGCCCGAACTGCTTGCGGTAACTTCTTATCCAGGAACCGCCGTACCTGTTTAATTGTTTTCTCTTGGTCAATTGGTGGAAAAATTTCATCTGAAATAACTTGCTGTTCGCCCATCATGCGCCCCTCCGCTTTCGTATGCTATAATTAACTTATTCGGAATTAGTTGTAGCGCGGTCAGCATTGGCAGCGTTTTTTTATGTTATACTTACAACGGTCATACGAGTGGTCCTGTGACTGGTCGCCCTAGTAGGCGGCTTTTTGTTTACTCTCGTGATCACTCAACTCCATAATGTCAGCAATGAAGTCCTGGCCAACTTGTGCCTGTTGCTCAGTTGTCAGTGCCGCGTTCATTTCCAGGTTGGCAACCGTGGCTTTCGTTTGGATTGCTTTGGCGTATTCGGTTTCAGTCATGCTCTTCCTCCACCACATACCCGTCTAGCCACGCTCGGGCAAAACTCTTAGCATGATTTCTGAGCCAATCAGCACTATCACCAAGTATTAATGAAAGCACTTCTGGGGTATCTACCTCTTTAGCATTAGCCCGTTCAATAAAGGTCGCTACTGATTTAGGGATAATTGGCAGCTCGGCATACGTCTGCTTGAACACGTCATCCGAAATTGCTTTAATCTTATCTGGTTCTTTAATAACCCAGTCACCAACCTCAAAAACTACTTCTGCATCATCAACTGGGAAGTCATCATCAGGCTCTGGTTTAGCATCATTAATCAGTATCGAATAATAGGCGGGTACCCCTGTAATTGCATCGATAATGCTACTTGGGATAACACGGTATCCAAATACTCGTTTTTGATTACCATCAAACTGTTCGGCCTCAATTGGCTGTTTACGATAGAACTTCATTTTTCTTCCTCCAATAGATCCGGGTTAGCGTGCACGTTGCCAACTACAATATCTTGTGAAATATTTATTCCACCATAACCATGTTCCTTATTTTGAATAATAGAATTAAAACCGGCTCCGTATCTATCGGTTTTATAAACAATAACTCCAAATTCATTTTTGGCTTTATTTTTTTTGTTACCACCAAAAAATTTAATAATATCCCCTTCATAGATATCCTTGCCGTTCACGTCTTTCAGGCCGGTAAACTGTTCAAGCTCAAACAATGCGCCAATTCCATCAACTTTACCATCGTTAGAATAACCACCATTACCATCAGTGCTAGCTTCTGTCCAATAGGCTTGGCCATTAATAAATTCGATGTTGTCAGGTAACAGCATTTTATTCTGAACTTTGTCCCACACTCTAAACTTAATCATCATCGCTATCTCCTATCACTAGCATGCCTGTGCCAATTGACTTAAAAGCCATTCTATTACTTCATCTGATTCACTCATTTTCAATCCTCCCGTACTGTTGCATAAGGGTATTCCTCACATAATGCTTGAACTTTGATCAGAAAATCCCGGCATCCGCTTACTGTTCCCCAGCCGTTGTCTGACTCATATTTGCGGTAATCATCAGGGTGGAAAATTAGCTTATTGATTCCGTCCGTTAGTTTTGGCAACAAGTCACTGGCAAGTATCCCATTCCACTCGCTAGGCGTGCTGCCAACTGTAGCTTGGAACATTTCGCTCAAGTTGTACGTGATACCGTAGTTCTGTCCAAGTTGGACAAACTTGTCTGCTTTCAGTAACTTGGCTTCAAGCCAAATGTTATAGCTCATGTCGCGCCTCCTAAAATAGCCAGCCTAGAGCAATCGTAAGCAGCTTGATGCCACCAACAATCACAAACCACACGATCGTCCACGCAGCCCAGTCAGTAAGTAAATCTTTGATTGTCATCATTCGCCCTCCATTGATTCTGCCATCGCCATAACCAGCGGGTAATCTTCCCACGCTACCTCCGACTCATCTGCGTAGCCCATAGCCTCACAGGCCGCTTGTATGGCCCATGCTGGAATTT